TCTTGCGTCAATGTCAGGTGTATTCACATTCTCGCAAAGCATCCAAGGTGCGCAGTCTACTGAGAAGTATTGGCCTTCGTTGCAGACTGCAGTCATGCAGACGATACTCATATCGTCGTCGCCTACTCTGAACTGAAACCCTTTCTTCAGCATGGCCTTTGAGAAGTGCCCCGCAAGCTGAATTAGCTTAACAGGTACGTTATTCTCAGCGACCACGGTGCAGTACTTCATGTTATAGCTTGCCTTTCAGTAGAGCTTCGCGTTGCTCTAAGGACATTAGGCTAAGTGCTTTGGTGATCTCAGCGTTTTCGCGAGCTATTCTTGCGCGATTGGCCTTAATGCGTGACAGTTGCTGCTTAGCTAAGCCTGACATCTTCTCAGCGTCCGCAATATCAATCAGAAAGCCCATTGTGTCATCGGCAGTCTTGAAGCCCCAAGCCTCTTTCAGATCACCTAACTTCGCTTGACGCTTGTCGGTGATTCGGATTGATGTTCTCTTTTTTGCGCTCATATGATTATCTCCAATAATTCATCAAATCCGCCTACGAACTTATCATCGATAAATACGGCGGGGTAAGTTTTTACTTTTGGCTCTTTCGCCAGAAGCTCTTCAAGGGAGTAATCATCACCTAATTTTAGGTATGTAAACCCTTGTCTAAACATTTTGCAGGCCATTATTGCCTGTTCGCAGTATGAGCAACCGTCTTTGCCATAAATTTCTACTTTCATTTGTTTCCGCTCTTGGGTGTTAAGCCAAAGTCTTCATATTTGAAGGGGCTATTGTGAATGTTTTCCGCAAATCCCGGCGTTGTATTGATCACGTTTTTTCTAAGCTTGGCATGTGCCCATAGATGCTTATTGTCCGTGTCGTCAAAGTCGATGATAAAGCAAACGTTAGGGCCAGAACTCTTGGAGCGTAAGCCACGGCCAATGCGCTGACGGATAGCAACCTCTGCTTTTCCGCCTCCACTTAAGGCTACGAATCCAACTGCAGGGACATCGACGCCTACGTCCAGGATAGTTGAGCCAATTAAAGCTTGAATCTCACCAGAGCCTAATGCGTTTAAGGCTTTCTGGCGCTTCTCTTGGTTATGCTCTCCGCTGATGAACTCAGTCTTTATCCCAGCCTCTTTGAATAACTTGAGAAGTCGCTTTCCGTGATTGGTATGCTGAATAAGCACCATCACAGGTAGGCCATACTTGCTGGCACGCTTGCTTTCGCTAACGATAATGTTGTTCCGATCGTCATTCTCAACGATGCCCCGCTTGTAGGCGCTCTGCCAAGGTGTTCCCCTGTTCAACTTGAAAGGTTTGGCAGCTTTGAAGTAGTGGAAGTGCGGGGTGGCTAAAATACCCTTCTCAATAAGGTACTTTTCAGTGACTTGAATTCCGATCGGGCCTGTTACCGCCATCAATCGCATGTTGGCCTCTTCATCATCCTTCATAAATGGGGTCGCTGTCAGAGCTAAGCGGTAATGAGCGTTGTGACACTGGTTCAAGATGTCGTAGAAGCCGTTGCCCGACACTTCGTGAGCTTCCTCAATCGTTACAAACTCGATCTGTCTTAGGAAATCGATTGTCTCTTGGCGACGTGCGGCTTGACGCTCTACAATTTGAGTTGCCTTCTTGCCGATGACTTCTGACGGGTATTTGTCGCGTACCTTCTGAATAATCTTAGCTCGGTACGCATTAATTTTATCGCGAACCTCTTTTGGCGCCATTTTGATCGCGCTATCTGTGGTAGGCAGGTCTTTTTTCTTAAAAATCTCTAAAACCGTCTTTTCAGCTTCCGCCTCGATCGCTTCCAACTGCTTATCGATCTCTTTATCAACGGATTTCTTATCAAGTCGAGAAACTAGGGTGTCAACGATGGCGAAATTGATACCAGATGGCTGGGGATTCCACTCTCCGTCGCCTAAAATCCCGATTGGTCGATCTTGTTGCCCCATTTGCTCTGCCATTTGATACATAAGAGTCTTACGAGTAGTGATAAACAGGGTTGGGCGATAGATGCGGGCACAAGCTAGCTTGAATATTCGAGATTTACCGCCACCCGTTGCTACCCTAGCGATCATAGCCTTCAGATTGACGAGCTTATGAGCCGTTTCTAACTGATATGAATAGTCAGGATTTTCTGGGTAACTGTCGACTTTAGGGTTTTCTGGGCCAAGAGGTTTTGGTGCAGGTGCGGAGTGAACTTGTACTATCGCGCCTTTCATCTCAAATTTTCTCTTCAGGTATCGAACGAAGCCTGCTGGGAACGAATTGCTGCTCATTTTAAACAGTGAACTATGACCATCCCATGATCCATTAGCAAACGCTGAGGACTGTTCTGCGCCGCTTACTTTAAAGCTAAGGCTTTCATTAGCGAACAGTCGAACGTCTCTCTCAGGCTCAATTAGAGCTGCTACAACCGCATTATGCTTAATTTTTACGATTTTTCCTTTCATTTTTCCACTCTCATGTGCGCAAAACCTCTTTATAGTGTAGGCTTATGGTTTTATAGTAAGTCAGCACTTACTTATAGTAAACAATTTTAGAGAGTTATTTATGGAAAAGCTATCGCTAACCTACGAAGATCCTGCAATTTTGCAAGAGAATCCTTGGAATCCAAATACGATGGATTCGATCAACGAGGAGAAGCTTGAGTCGTCAATCGACAAGCTAGGGATGAAAGATGTTATTAAGTGCCGAACGCTTGATGACGGTACGCTGCAAATTATCTCAGGCAAGCACAGAGCCAGACTTTTGCAGAAAAGAGGTGAGAAAGTGCCGGTCTTGCATCTGGGCAAAATGACCGATGATGCTGCCAAGAAAATCAGCCTAGTTAGTAACGAGCATTATGGTGAGAACGATATTGACCTGATGAACCAGTTATTCACAGAGGCCGGATGGACTCAAGACGAGATCACTTCCATCAGTGTGTTGGAAGACCACGAGTTCGACAGCATATTCTCTCACAATGTTGAGCCTATCGATTTTGACGATTTACCAATGGACGATGACGATCTTGACGACATTGCGGAGTTGGATTCGGACATATCTCCAGTCAAAACTCACCAAATCCTAAGATTCAAGGTTGCCATTGAAGATGCTCCCGCTATTCAGGCGCTAATTTCTCGTATTAAGCGTGAGCAAGACCTTAATGATTCGGACGAGTTGACAAATGCAGGCGACGCTCTCGTGTATGCCTTATCAATCGGTGGAGGTACTGACAATGAGTGATATTGATATACCCGTCACTTGGGTGAGCCCTGAAAGCCTAATCCCTTATGCGAACAATGCTAAGAACCATCCGAAGGCGCAGGTTAAGAAAATTGCCGCATCAATGAAAGAGTTTGGCTTTACATCCAACAAGGCTATCGAAGTCGACTCAGATATGGTGGTAATCAACGGCCACGGTCGACGGTTGGCAAGTATTGAGGCGAAATTAGACAAGGTTCCAGTCGTTATCCGAGCTGATCTAACGCCTTTGCAAGTTAAGGCATATCGATTAATTGATAACTCCACTGCCGAGTCTAATTACGATACCGAACTGATGTCAGCGGAGCTTATCGATTTGAAATCGGAAGACTTCGACCTGTTATCTCACTTTGATGAGAGAGACTTGGACTTTTTGGCAGGCGATGATCTTGGTGAGATGGATTTGTCAGAGCTTGGCGCCAATGTCGCTGAAGAAGCCGACGAATACTCCCGATCGACTGAAGATGTTATCGAAGAGACGGACGAAAAGGTTGTCCCTGTTAGCAAGGTATTGGGTTTCAGCACGGTTACTGGCTCAGAGAAGCGGAAACTTGCCTTACTAATGGCTCATGCCGAATCAATGACGAATTTGAAAGGTTCAGCAGCCTTATCAGCGTTCGCTGTGGACTACGTGGGAGTGTAACTTGGAATATTCTATTACTAAGATATTCAAGTCTTCGGTAGAACGCTCACAGAGGGTCTTAGAATGCGCTGAGGCGTTCGGCCTTGGGTTGCAGGACAAAGACTTCACTGTCTACGACAACTTGAAACTAGAGGTTGTTCAGGGCGATGTAGTGTACATCACAGGACAGTCTGGCTCAGGGAAGACATTAATACTCAAGGAGCTGGTTCGACAGATCAATGACCACTCTGAAGAGAAGGTGTCCAACATTGAAGATGTCATCCTCGAAGAGAAGCCGTTGCTTGATCAAGTTGGTAAAGATACCAACGAGGCACTGCGAATATTGGGCATGTCAGGCTTAAATGATGCCTACCTGTTCATTCGAAAACCTTCTGAGTTATCGGACGGCCAGTTATACCGGTTCAAAATCGCAAAATTACTGGATTCAGGCGCAAAAGTGATTGCTGCTGATGAATTTGGTGCCGTACTTGACCGTACCACTGCCAAAGCTGTGGCGATAAGCGTCCAAAAGTTCGTTCGAGCTTGCGGGGCCACGCTGATTGTTGCCACGACACATGAAGACCTTAAGTCTGAACTAGCACCGAATCTTTATATTCACAAAAGATTTCAAGAGAAGGTGTTGGTTGAGACTGGGAGCACGTCTAGCTAATGCAAATTTTATTCTCAATTCTTGTCACCCTATTTGTAATTTTAATCCCTCGATTCGTAACAGAGAATTTTGCCGTTGTTTACACAGACGTGACTCGCGAAGAAATCCTTTTAACCTGTTTTGAAGACGAAATTTTAGAAACAGATCGTTACTACGACATCGTTGAGGTGAGATTTTTCTACTTGCTAGGTTTCGCATTATTTTTACGAACCAATGGAGTTGTAAGCGAACATGGGTGAATTAATAAAAGCCGATTTTAAGAACAAGACGTGGAAACGCCCGTCACCCACCTCTAAGTCCCACAGTGAAGCGTTAAGCAAGTGTGCCATAGCTGACATTACTGCCATAGCTGAAGCTGCTCACGACGCTGGTTTTAACGCTGATCTTGCGGTGATCATTATCCCTAATTTGAAGGGTGAAATGGTTGTTCAAGAGATGAATGGCGTTCAAGGCATTGAGGGCACTATCTCAACATTAAGAGAAGCTGCGGACAAAATGGCAGCGATGGTACCGGATTCTAAAAAATGATTTTACATGATAATGCCGACATCTTCGTCGAACGGACGTTAAATCCCAAATCTGAATTCTCCTTGCTGGATGAAATGTGGATAGAGAAGGGTACCAAAGAGGATTGGGCCGAGCTGCATGGGCTGCATTACAAGTCCGAAGGTATGCCGCCTGGCTCTCGTTATTGGAAGGTTGTAACAACCGACGGGTATCTGGTCGGCATTGTTATGACAAGCTCAGTATCTCTATTAAACGCGCCAAGACACAAAGTGTTTCCAAAATTAAAACCCGGTAACGACACAAAGTTTACCAACGTCCATCGCGCCAAGTGGCTTAACGCAAATATGCGCAGGGCTGCTCGAATTGTTACCGACACCATGTATCGAGGTGTTGGCGTGAGTTATCGAATGGTAAATCTTGCAGCTCGACTTGAAGGGTTCAGATTTATGGAAATTCAGTCTTCAATGAGCAAATTTAACCCTTTCGATGTGAAAGCTGGGTTCACTCACGCTCATTTGCACCCAGCAAGCTCATATAACGCTGGTGTAGCGTTTTTTAGAAGATACTTTGACTCACACCCATCTGATCACGAAAACGTCTTAAAAGAGCTTACAGAGCTTCCTGAGACAGTGAGAAGGGGTGTTGATAAAGCAATGCGAGATTTTTATTACAAGAATAGCGCCAAAGAGAAAACCGGTAGCAATTTGAAAACCGGTACCAAAAAAGTTGATGCGATGAGTTCAAGCGATGTTTTGAAGGAACTGCAGCAATTGGTATTTGCCACGCCCGTGTATGGCATCTACGAAAATCCTGATTACAAAACCAAATTGCCTGACCGTCTGCCTTTACGCGCGTTTGACTGGCAGGGCGTTAACGAACCTTTAAGAATGGAAAACCTATGTCTAAGCCAAAACTAAAATTATCAACTAAGCAACGTTGGGTCATAAACGAGTTAATCCGCGGCCATATGATAAACGAAGTCCGCGTTTGCGATCTCGACCTTGATCAGCTTTTAACTCGCCTAGCAGAAAACAAGTCCTACACAAATTATGCGCCAACGAAGCACGCTCTTCAGTTCACGATAAAGTGCCTGATTGCGAAAGGCATGATTGCGAAAGATGGATTCCGACTTCGTGCTGGAAAATCACGCAGAGTGTTGGTCGCTACTCCACTAGGATTTCATCTTTGTAAACCGGGTTCTGTTCCTACGTCTAAAGACATCACAGATGACTCGAATGAGCCGATCGATGACATCGTTGTTGAGGGCTTTGACGAGCTGTAAAAAATCGCGCGACTCGCTCTAATAATATTTTACAAAGAATGTGTTGCAGACCCTATTAAGTTATTAAGTTATTAGTTACTTAATATTGTTATATATAGACCAATTAAAAAAAGTTCCCGCAAATCTTGTTTAGGACAGTGCGGGATGAGTCTTTAATCTTTAAAAAACTAAGCTACAGAGCGCATGGTTACTGTGCGGAACAATTTTCGATCCTAAGTTAGTAAGTACTAACTTTTGAGCTATTTTTTACGTTTTTTTAGGAGCTTCAAAATGAAGTCAAAATTAACCCCTAGTCAGTACTCAGATGTGAAGACAAAATGGGCGAGCGGAGACTTTCGTTTAATCGATTTAGCGAAGGAATATGGAATTTCACCCGGCGCCTTAACTAAGAGATTTAAGAAGGATAATATCAAAAAAGGTGAAGGCCAAAACGCTCACAAAGATGTGATCGCGGAGACCATAAATAAGCCAGGCGATTTATCCAGTCCAAGTCAAGTTGAGTTCATCGCCGGCTTTCAGGCCGAGTACATGAAAACTCTTCAGCAGCTCCGATTATTAATGAAAAGAGCCCTCCAAAAAGCCTCGAATGAAGATTTAAGCGTAGCCAGTGCGGAAGATGAAATCGGCACTCTCCTGAAGGCGCAAAAAATGCTAACAGTTGAATACAACGAATTTGCGAAGGTGCACAGGGTTGACGAGTCGATTGGGAAGGACAAAATGCCTGTTCTTGAAATCGGTGGCATATCTGAAC